AAAATATTTACCAATATAATCTCTAACTTCTCTTGCCAAGTTTAGTCTTTCTCTCATCATTTCAGAATTTTTTAATTCTGCAAAGTGACCATCTTGTAAGAAGTCATAAAAAATACTATCTCTAACATCAGGCCATTCCAATTCTGAAATTACGCCTTTTATTATTAATTGTGTTCTTAATAAATCATTAAACAATTCAGTAAATTTCTTTCTTAATCTGCCTACAAATTTAGTAAATTTTAATTCATCTCTACTAATTTCACTTGCACGACCAAGATTAAAACCTTGACTTGCCTCTAATCTACTTACAGGAACATTTAAACTTCTATAAAGTTTTGCTCTAAAGTATTCTATGTCTGATATTTCACCAAGATTTTGTCCACCTGGTAGAGTAGTTATATCTGTTCCTCTTCCACCATCTCTACTTGGTAACCAAAAGTCTTCAAGCATTGACATATAATTCCTGTCATCTCTTATCTCACCTGTACTTGCGTCATAGACAAGTTTGTTTCTATATCTTGCCATAACATCTCTTAAATATTGTTCTGCTTTTGCTTTAGGTAAATTACCTACATCAATTTTGAACATTCTTCTTTCAGGTGCTCTTGCAATTCTGTATATAACAGCAGCATCCTCAATCATTCTTAATTGATTGACTGGTTTAATTGCCTTATGTAAATAAGACATCACCAAACCATTTTTATTTTGATCTATAACACCTGATGGACAATATGCAATTGTGTCAGGTGCAATTTTAATTCCTTGAATAGCAGCCGCCCCTTGTATTCCTCTTTCATTATATACAAAATATTCAACTGTTTCGTCTGCAATATTAATGTTAGTAGGAGAAACCATACCTTCTGGTCTTCTCTTTCTAACTTCTCTAATTTTTTTGACCTTTCTAGGATCAAGGTATTTTAATTCTGTAATACCTGCTTTATGATTTTCTGCGTCAATAACCTTTTGGAAAAAGATTCTTCCATCAACATACCATCTTCTAAAAAGATCGTGTCCTCTAGTATTAAATTGTAATAGTCTTAATACTTCAGAAAATTCTTTTTCAATTGTTGCTCTAATTTTTGATGAGTATTGACCTAATTGATCTGTAATTACTTTAACTGATTGTCTATTCTCATTTGAAGTTATTGCCTCATTAACAATATCCTCAATTGCCATATCACATTCTGGATGTAAAGCAATCTCTCTATATCTTCTAATTAAATCCTGCTCAGTCTTAGCAGTACCTTCCATATCAAGGTAACTACCAAAGAAACCACCAGCGGCAACTACCTGTGTGCCATCATCTGCTTGTGGTTGACTAAATTGTTGTTTCGGATCTGTTTTAGGTTTGACTCTTGTAATATTAAACCCAAATAACTCTGCCATAATTTATTCCTTTGTTTCTATAACTACTTATAATAGTTTTAAAAGGGCGATTTTTAGGTCGCCCTTTTATATTATATACTATGTTGTAGTGTTTGTTTCAAAATATTGATATTGAAACGTAACTCCAAAAGTTTCCACAGCGTCATTTTCTGAATAAGATAGGTCTATTGAACCAACCTCCGTAGGAAATGCGCCTCTCAAAGTATAAGATTTTAATGTATTACCGTTTCTGTCCAACTGATCTAAAAAAGCGTCAACCTGATAGTCAACAGGATTTGATAATCCTTCGTTGTCCGTCATATTGTTGATACCGTTTTGCCATCTTTCAAAAGCATTTCTTAACTTAAAGTTCGTATCGTTAAGAACAGTTACAGCCCAATCTCCGAAAGTTCTGTCCCCTGCTATTTTGATTTGTCTGCCCCTAAAAGGAACATTGATGTTACCTACTGTCATAGCAGGTATTTGTGTTGCTGTACATAGAAACGCTAAGTCTTCTATTTCGCCGCCAACTTGTGCGTAACCAGGAAAAGGCATTGTTACCTTAAACTGATTGGCTCTTGCGCCACCGCCTGCAAGTTTAGCTTTGAAGTCGTTTATATTTGCCATTGTTTTATTTCTCCTTCTCTACTATTAACCGCCTGCGACTTCTTCAAAAGAAACGCCAGTTCTGGTTGCGATAAAAGATAGTGTGATAAAGTTGATACTTCTTGCAGGTTTCACAAAGATTTCTGCAACAAATTCATTTCTATCAATCACTTCTCCTGTGTTGTTAGTTTCATCACACACTACTAAAAAGTCTGTGATACCTCTACGACCTTGTACTTCTCTTAAAAAAGGTTCTACAATGTTTCTGAAATTCGCTCTTGTAAATTCATCATTGAACTCAAAAAGTTGGAATTTAGAAGCAGTTGATATTGCCTTCTCTAAAATTATAAACAATCGTCTGACATTGATTCTATCAAAAGCACTTGGAGATCCAAGTCCAGTTTTATCTCCAAACAAGACTGTGCCTTGTCCCGAGAAAGTTGCAACTGGATTTACTCTACTTGTGTAAAGATCATCTCTTTGTTGTTTTGTAGGGTTGTATGCTAATTTAGCAGCGCCTCTAATAACACCTCTATTATATCCAGCAGGTGAGTACCAAGCGTCCGCTAAAATGTCTGTTCTAGCAGCCAATCCAGCAATGTCTCCGTTTAAAGGTACATACCTATAAACATCATTATATCTGTCGTAAGTGTATTTGTAACCACTATCAAATACAACATAAGAAGATGAACGGATTCCATCAAAGAAATCTGTTACATTACTTGTTTGTGTATTTGAGTTTGCGATATTAACAACATCACTTCTTTGTGGGGAAGCGAATACAACTGTGTCTTTTCTATTTTCAGCAATTGTAATTAAGTTATCAATATGACTTGATGAACCACTAGGTCCAGCGATGAGTAATCCTACATCAACTGTATCGGCGTCATTAAATTTCTCATAAGCAGATTTTAATTGACCGTCAGTTACAGCAGAACCATCAGCACCACCTGATAAAGATTCAGTTGTTGGAGTATCAACAGCAGTATAAGTTGTTCCTGCAGCTGCATTGCCCCAATTGGTTCCAGAGGTATTATGATCCATCCAAAATATGTAATTAGATTTATTCTGAATTACAGTTGGATAGTAATTAATCTCTCCTTGTGGTGATTTAGCGTCTGAAGCTTTTGAAAGTTTAGAATATGTTTCTAATACTGTTCCAGGAACTCCAGAAACTGTTCCATCTTCGTCTATTACAACAATGTGTATTTCATCACCAACACCTGATCTGTCAGAAGCGTAAGCAGAAGTTCCAGGAGTGCCATCAACTTGATCGGCGTATCTCCATTTTCTTCTTATTCTTGCGTCATCTACAACGGCTGTGATTAATCCACCAGCACCTCTAGGACTTTGTACAATAGTTACCTGCGTTGATGTTAAAGCAGTTACTCTATATTTTTCACCAGTAGTGAAATCTACTCCAGCAGCAGTTGAACTAAACTCAATGATGTCTCCAACATTAAGATAACTCGTTGCGTCTGAATCGAGAGTTATTGTAGTGTCTCCAGCAGAGGCAGCGCCATCTACTTGTTGAGATACGGTTGTTGTTGAACCAAATGCACTTGCACTTGGACAACTTGCGACTAATAAACTATTTCCCCAAGCACCTGCTGATCTAGCAGCGAAAGATCCTATTGAACCTTGTCCTGTGGAAAAATTGTCTTCATAGTCTTGTCTATTTTTTACAAGTAAACCACTACCGTTACTGGTAGCATTTAGTTGACTTGTTTGGTTAGCTCGTACTATTCTTAATGCGTTTGAATACTGTAAGAAGTTAGCAGCGCTGAAAAAATACTCAAAGTTATTTAAATCAGGTTTGCCAAATGTACTTACAAGTTCTTGCTCACTAGAAACAGATATTATCTCATCCAAAGGTCCCTTACTGAATTGTCCAGCAAAAGCACCAGTAGAAGTAGATACAGCGGGAATGATTCTTGTTAAATCTTTTTCCTGCACGAGAACACCAGGTGATACTTGAAATGCCATAAGTTATTCTCCTCTAATTAGCTAATTTTTTTCATTTATCTTCAAAATTCGTATTATTCATACGCCCATAGTTAAATTTACATACTATACGGATATTTATAATAACAGCAAACCTAATGACTTTTACGAACCACAGGCACCCACCTGTCGCCATACTCATCAACCGTTTCTTCATTCTCTGGATGAGTATTGATACCATCATCTACAAAACCAAATGGTGCCATATCTTCTTCAATTAATTTTGATTGTTCAACATACATCTGCTGACGAGCATTTTGATCTGTCAATTCTTTGAAGTATCCTTGATTAGATAACCAACCAAAGATAACTAAACACATCATTAAATCATCATTGCTACCCTCCTCAGCCTGCCAGGATTGACCTTTCTTAGCAAAGGTTGACATTTCCTCTATGATTTTAAATGAGTTTATAATTAACTTATCTCCTTCAATAATCGTCTTTAAATTAGCACAACCAACTCTTTTTATCTGTTTAGTCATACGAACACCCATAGATGAACCACGACCACTATACATAGCACCAAGTATTTGACCTGCTCTTCCTTTTTGAGTACACATTAATACATTTGGATACTCTATCTCAAAGTTTAATGCTTCTGCTATTTGTTGACCTATATCATTTACTTCGGTTAATATGTGTGCCTCGTTATATCGTTTTGCTATTTCAGCAATAATATTAGGAAACACAAAAGGTTTAACCTGATTATTTTTATAAAGAGCAACTACTCTAAAAGGCATTTTAGTTACATCAAATACAACAAATGCTGAATAGTCTTTATCAACACCTCTTGCGACATCAACTGTTATAACATAAGTATTACCTTTTTTAGGTTCTTCAAATTGATCTACACTTCCTTTTGACACAATAGGATCAAAATAGGTTGCACTCTTAATTTTCGCTGGTGATATAAGCGTGTTAACCGATCCTAAAAACTCACATTCAAATTCTTGTGCAAATTGTTCAGGTGATGTATTTCTTATGGTCATATCTTTCCAAGCGTCATCTCTTCCTGGAACCTCTGACCAATGTACTTCAATAGGTATATAATCGTTTCTTCCTTTTTCTGCGTCAACCCATAGTTTATAAAATTGATTCATACCATATGGCGTTGATACTATAATCATTTTAGTTTTTTGTCCTGAAGAAATGGTAGGATAAACTGAACTAAAAAACATTTCAGCAATGTTAGTAGGTACGAAAGCAAACTCATCAAGGAAAATTATATTATAAGAACCACCTCTTATAGCAGATGATGATGTTGCAGCCGCTACAATGGTTGATTTATTTTCTAATTCTATATTACCTTTGTTCCAATTTATTACTCCTTGTTGCATCCATTTTGGTAAATTTTCATATGCAAGTTGAAGTCTTCCTAATATATCTCTAGCAGTTGATGATTTGTTTGCAAGTATAGCAATACTTGAATTTGGTTTAAACATTGCATAGTGCATTAAATAAGCAACAGTTGTCGTTGACTTACCTGATTGTCTAGGTAGTTTGCAAATAGTAAATCTATTATTGTCAATTGTTTCAACTATCTTTTTTTGAAAAGGATATAACTTAAATGGCACAAGACCTTCATCTAGGGAAACGATTTTCATCCATTTCTCCATAAAATAAATTGGGTCTTCTTTACACTTTTTAAATTCTACTATTTGCTCTTTAGTAAACTCAACTGGTGTATTGACCTTTTTTAAATTAGGGTTACCTAAATATGCGTCTGTTT